ACTATAGTTTTAGGTACCTGAACAGTATGAGATTCTCCATCAGGAGTTGTATAAGTTTCCTCTACAGTTTCAGTTTCTGATTGACTTGTTTCTATATATATACACTTGCCCTCTATTGCCATTATTCTTTGTTTTTATCACATTTATAATTACACACCCTCGCTTCAAGTTCCTTAACCGATTCAACTAACATAGCAATTACACCATTATAATCTACTGTCTTATATGTTTGAGAACCATCTAAACTTGTTTTTTCTCTTACAACCTCTGGTAATACTTTTTCTAAATCTTGTGCTATAATACCTGCAGAAGTTTTACCGTTCTTTTTATATTCAAATGTTACACCTTTGATTTGTTTTAATTTATCAATAGCATTATCAATAGTTTGAATATTATCTTTTAATTTTTCATCTGATGGTACTGTTGTAGAATAAGCAATTACATCTCCCTCTGTATGTAAATCTCCATCAGCTTCTAATCTCATTTCCTCTGCATTTCCTACGTGAAAGCTAATTTGGTCATCAGTTCCAAAATCAATCCAATCTCCACTTGCATCTCTACCAACCTTTAAAGCTGTATTGTAAATAGAAGTAACAGTTGTTAATCCTGCATCCAAATCAAACTCCAATGTATTTAAAGTAATTCCATCTCCTGCTGTATATGTATCTCCTGCTGAACCCCAAGAGAAAGTTCCATCGCCATCTGATAATAATGCTTGACCTGCCGAGCCATCCCCTGATACATTTAATTCATTAGCATCAATCCCATCTGCTTTTACTCTTACTGCATCTGCATTTATTTCAATAGTAGCATCATCAACACCAACTGCTAAAGATACTGTTCCACTCGTTCCACCACCTGTAAGACCATCACCTGCCGTAACGCCAGTTATATCTCCTGTTGTAGGAGCTGCCCAAGAGAAAGTTCCATCACCATCAGAGGTTAAAACGTCACTTGCACTTCCATCTCCTGATACATTTAGCTCATCAGCACCAATAGCGTTGTCTGCTATTGAGACTGCTCCTGCTGACATTGTTGCATCTCCACTAATAGATAGTGTAGTTCCATTACCAAGTAATGTATATAACTCATTAAAATTTGAGTTTGTTGATTGCATAGCAGTTCTTAATGGGTCTCCTGTTCCATCGTTTGCTGAACTTCCTACGTCTATTGCTGTTTTTGCCATAATCTATTTCTTTTTTTGTTTTTAATAATATGTTTGGTCTGCCGTTATATATGTATCATCTACTGTTTCTAATGTTGTGTCAACTCTTAACCAAGAACCATCTGCATCAAAAGGATATATTGAACCCCATCCATTAGACGCATTTACTTCTCCAAATTCACTTACCTCGTATATTGAACCCCACGACATCCCTTATCTTTTTTATATAACTCATTAATTTTATTTCGTTCTCTTTCTTAGGCTTGTAAACCCTCCTATGTTTAAGAATCACCCTACTCTGTTTATTTATAATACCCATCCTGTAAAGTTTTGGTCCCTTTCTGGGTTCATTCCTCCCTCTTGACTAGCTGTATATAAAGGATAATCTGAACTATTTTGGTCCATAAAATTTATAAATCTTTGAGTGTAAAACTCTGCTGTTATTTTAGCCTGGTCAACCAAAGAATCTATTTCTTCTTGAGTTGCTGTGTCAGAGTTTTCAGCTCTATGTTTATATATACCTCCGTTACTTATTTGAAATGCTATGTAAGGAATCAGTGTAGCTTGACTATACCAAATTAACATTGGCTTTATATAGGTATCTATCAGTGTTTGATTGACAGTTGTTACGCTATCATTGATAACCTCATATTGCAATTGGTCATAAAGTTTAGTTCCTAGCTGGGTTTGTATATATGTATCTTGTGCAACCTCAATAAACTGAATTATCTTGTCCGAGTCTAAATTTCCATCAATTATAGACTTTCTCTTTATTTCTTTTAATGTTATAAATAATGCTTTCATTTTTTATAATTTGGATAATGACCTCTATTAGGCATATCTTTAGGTTTTACTGCAACTTCAGGTGGGTTAACAGGTTCTTTAAAGCCCTCTTGGATAGCATCTCCCTTTTCCATTTTGCTTCCAACGCTAACCCTTTTCTTGTAAACATTTAACGTCCATTTGTGATGACAATTAACTCCTCCCTTGAACTTTAGCAAACTGTAGTTTTGACCTTTGTGACCCAGCTCTTTATTAATACCTCTAAAGGACATCATAGCAATATCTTCTTTTCTAAATACAATCTCGTTTTGAGTAATAGCTTCCATTTTTCTACAAAAGACTCTGCTATCAGAGGAGTTTCTTATAGGACTATATGAATACCTTACCTTGAAAATGGCAGTGTCTTGAGATGATTTTTCGTTTGGCTTTGCATCTTCTTGTGTTGGCTGAGATAAAGAAGTTACATCAAATTCTTTTTCGCTGTCTTCAACATCTTCTTGATGTATAAGCTCCCACTCATTTTCATCTATTTTTTCTCCAAGCAACTCTAGTTGACTTAAAATGTCGTCTCCCTCTTCATCAGAGAAATCGTTTTTCTGTTCACTAGATAACTTTTCTCCTGTTTCTTCTTCTCTTTTAATCTTAGTTTCTATATTTTCAAGCTCTGTAAACTCTATCGGTTGTAGAGTAACAAAATATAAGTCTAAGTATATATCATTAAAGGCAAGAAGCGTTTTAAATGAATCTATTAGTAATGTTTGAAATGGTCTTATAACAATGTTATCCATAAGTATTGAAGCAGTCCTTAATTCTTCTGCGTTATTACCAAATCCTGTATTGTCTTTTATACCAAGAAGTATTGGAGATACAACACCGTGTCCTATCATTATCTTTTCTCTTGATTCTTTAGCTAAAAATTCATACTGTGCGTGTGCATCAGGGAGGTTTATTGGTTCTACAGATGCTGCCGTTTCTGCATCTTCATTAAAAGCAAGAATAAATCTACCTGCGTTTGATGACCCACTGAACTTATTGTATATCTTTTGCTCAATCATCTCTTGTGCTTCATCACCAGGTACTCCATTATTAAAATTCACCAGCATTGATGGTTGTAGTCCATTTTTAATATTACTTAAATGATAGTTTGATACTTCTTCCTCTAAAGAACAGTATTGTAAACACCCTTGATAATCGACTGGAGAATAATAGTAAAATCCAGGTCTATATGGTTTTACACAATATATTTCTACAAGCTCTGTCTTTGAACCAAAACCGAAAGCAGGTATTCTTTTAGGTTTATCTCCTGGCTTTATCTTTGACCAGTTTGGGTGATAGTAATATGCTCTTACTTTTCCATTTTTAGCTTTTTCAGCTCTTAAGGTTTCTGTTGGATAATGATATATTCCTGTAATCTCCTTTTTCCCTTTTTTGTAAGTTACCTGAATTGCAGCTTGTCCTAAAAGTTTTAAGTCGTTTGCTATTTTTTTTATATCATCTGGTCTAAGAAGAACCTCCATCCTGCCAAACATAGCTGCATTAAAATCAGAGTCTGTTGCGTTTAATCCTCTACCATAAATCATATCTACAATTCCGTTGATACACCTTGAATTTGTAGCACTTCCTAAATATCTTTCTATTAAGTCTTCAAAGTAATCGTTGTGTTCGCCATATTCAACCCAAGCATATCTTTTGCTTTCAATTACTTTAGGTATTTCATAACCAGCTAGGTTTATTATTTTTAAGTTTTTCATATAATTATGTATTTTTGCTCATCTGTATCGTCTCCAACATATTGGTCATATTTACCACTGTTTAAAGTATGAGACCCTGTATAATCAACCTGAGATGTAGCATACGCTTTTCCTCTGTATAACAATGTTGAGCCTTGTTTGATTTCAAATGAATAGTTACCATCTTCTGCTAAAATACTAAAAGTACACGATATGTCTAAAAAGTTACCGTTTGAGGATAAAGCAGAGGTCAGTGAGGTAAGGGTTTCATTCTTCCTTGTGCCGTCTTGTTTTATTGCAAGAGTTAGGTCACTCGCAACAACATAGCTTCTAGGTATTATGCTTATTGTTTGAGCATTTGTGTTTGGCAATAACGTTGTCATATTATTATAACCAATTAAGTCTAATATTGTTCTAAAAAAAAGGGGAATCAACTGACCCCCCTTTGTGTTTAAGAACCTACTCTGTTTAAGAGATTACTATGTTTAAGAATTAGTACCCTCTGTTACTGTTACAGTTGCACTTGACATACCTGCGTATGGGTCAGATGCTGAAGGCGAACCGACAAAGTTAGCTGCTGCCGTTTCTTGAGCTGAGAAAGTAAGTGTATATCCACTTAAATCTCCCATAGCTGCACCAGTTACTACTGTACCTCCTGATACATCACAACCGTTTTCCAATCCCATAACCATAACGTTTCCGTTATAGTCTTCAACAGCAATATGAGGTCTTCCATAAGCCAACAGTTTTAACTCTTTGTTATCTTCTTTAGATAACTTTTTAAGTGTTAAATTTAATGTTTGCTCATAAAAAGTCGTTCCGTTCTCTCTTGAAGAGTTCACTGTTTGTTCCATAGATGAGTTTCCTTTTACGTTATATTCCCAAGCAGTAAAAGTGCCTGTCATATTAGTAATTTGGTCATCTGATGTTGTTACTGTTCCAAAGTCTCCGAAGTCAGTAAAATAAATGTTTTTTATTCCACCAACGACATCTTTACAAGGTTCTTTTCTTCCTTTTGTTAAATCACAAGCCATATCTTTTTATTATTTTATAAAAAAAGGCAGATGAGAAAATCTCGCCCACCTTTTTTATGTTATACAATTACTTATTATGCGTACCAAACGATTTCGCTACCGATACCATATTGAATACCAGCAGTGAATCTCATAACGACTCTTACGTTTTGAGAACCATCTAGGTCAGCCATATCTATAACTTTTACTTCGTTAGTGTCTGACATTAGACCTGTACCGAACCATAAGTTAGATTTTTCAGCACATAGTGCTTGTTCATTAACTAATCCTTGTGCTAAAACAATTTTAACACCATCGAATTGTAAGCCTTGTCCCTCAGAATACCATTGAGTACCTTTAGAATCTGTACCTGCTGCACCCAAACCAGATGAACCAAATCCACCTAAAGCTCTAATGTAAGCTCTATAGATATTTGGTGCTGCATAGATAGTTAAGTCTTCCGACCCATAAACTGCTGATGGAATAGCATCTACTATTTTACCAAGCTCTGTAACTACATTCGCTGCTGTTATTGGACTTCCAGAAACATCTACTACATCTGAATCTGCTGCCACTAAAACATTAAAGCCGTCAAACTCTCCTGCTGTTGCGTTAGTTCCATTCCAAATGTTTTGCTCTATCTTTTGAGCTACTTTATCTGCTACGTGAGCAATTAAAAAGTCAGAGAAGTTTTTAGGTAAGTTTGAATAAGCAGAATATCCCATTGATACTGCTTCCCAATCAGAAATAAAGTCTTTTTTACAAAGCTCTAAGTTTACCTGAAATTCCTCTGGTTGTATGATTCTCTCAGTTAAAGTTATCGTTGAGGTGTCTGCAAAATCACAAGTTGCATCTTTTACGATACCATCTGTTGCTACTTTTTTTACTACCTCTTTGTATTTAATATTTGGCTTGATTGTAATGTTACCATCAGCCAATGTCTTACCTGATAAAAGTGCAGCCGAGATATATTTCCCAGCGAACTCACCAGCATAAGTTGTTGTTATTGAAGTTGTTGTTGCCATTTCTTCTTTTTTATTTGATTAATTAATTATTACTTATTGCATTTAACACTCTGCTGTAAGTCGTGTTTGCCCTTTGATTAGGTGATATTCTCGCACCTAAATTTTCACTTACTTCGTTTTCTGGTGAATGAGCTAAAGGTTCTGTTGGAGCTTCTTCAGCAGAAAGTTCTTGTGGAACTTCAGCTTTTGCATATTCTTTAGCTTCCATTTTAGCCATAATAGCTTCCACCATAGCTCTAACCTCAGAAAGTTCTTCTTTGGTTGCATACTCAGTAGTTTTTTCCTTTTCGTCAATATCAACATCAACGTCAACATCTTCGTCAGTTTCTTCTGCCAACTTTTCTTCAGTTGGTTCTTCATCAGCAGAATAGTTTATTTGCCTAACTTCTGCTTCAGGAGTTTCGGTCTTTGCTTCCTCTTTATTAGCTTTTTTAGCTTTAGGAGCTTCTTCTTTTAATTCAACCTCTGGAGTAGTTTCCTCTTCCTTTTCAGTTGAAGACAAAAGAACGTCTTTTAATTTGTTTACAATTTCACTTGCTTTCATAACGTTATAATTACTTTCTATTTATGACCGATAAAATTTATTCTGTTGTATTTTTGAAATGGCTAATACCCCTGAGCCTGAAGTGTTCCATCACAACATTTGCGAGAATAGGTCCTTCCATCAGGACATAGACAAGCTCTTCTTGCATTTTTAGGACTTGTTTTACTTACGGTAGCATTTTTTCTACTTCCCATTTTATCTGTCAAGGTTTTCTATAAGTTCCTCTAGTTTCTTTTGTGCAGCAAGTTCTTTTTTACACTTATCACATCCATCTTCATTATTACAACTGTCACATTTATCCCAACTAAGAGATGCGTCTTCTCTAATACTTTCTTTTGGTCTTTCCATCTTATCGGCAAAGTAACCCTCTATTGAAAATCCTTTTACCTCTCCTGCCTTAACAGATTTCCAAACATCATCATTAAGGACTTTCATAGAAACCATCCAAGTTCCTTTTGGAAGGTCAAAGCCGTAGTTGGCAGCTTTATCTTTTTTAGGGTTTTCTATAAGCCAAGATTCTACTACAGACATTCCATCTAATACAACTGAATGTTCAAATGTAGAATTGTTTTGATTGCCGTTTATGAAAAATAGTTCAGATGCTTTTCTTACTGTATCTTCAGAGAAGTAAATAAAGTAGTCGTCAGATTCTCCTCCCTCCCTATATATTTTTTTGTTTGGGATAAGAGCAGCTCCCATTAATATTCTCTTTTCAGAATCAACCTCAGCAAGTTTAACTTCCTTGTGTTCTTTAAGAGCTATAAACTCTTCTTCTATTGCTGGATTTTCTACAAGCGATATTGCTTCAATACCACTTACCTCATTTTCTTCGTCTATAATAAGTTCTATAATTTTTTCCATATCTAAATAACCTTGTTTGTTTTGTTTTGTTTTATTATCCTACTATGTTTAATGACCATCCTACTATGTTTAATGATTATCCCATTGAAGAACCCTCTATTGTACTTCGTTCAAGCTCTTGTGCTGTAGATATATCAGAAGCTACAACGTAAGCTCTTAATGGTTGCTCTTCAGCACCAGCTATTGTCTGTGCAAGTTGACTTGTTTGTGTTGCACCAACCACGTTAAACGAAGGTGCTTGTATGGAAGGAGCAGAACCTTGACCTCCACCACTGCTAGAAACACCTGCTGTTGCTCCTGCTAATGCAGCCATTTGCTGTTTTGCTTTATTTTTTGCAGAAATAATCGCTGCGATTACAGCTCCTATGGAAACTGCATAAGCTGCTATACCCAACGGACCTAACTGTCTCATAAATTCACCAATAGACATTACAGCAGCACCACCACTGTCGGCAGCCTTTATGTTTAAGTCTGTTATAGCATTTTTTATTTTTAACGCTATTTTTGTAAGTTCCATTCCCTGTTCAATTATAAAAATATCTCTATCAAATTTTATCTTTTTCGTTTGTATTGCTCTGGTTTTCTTATCGTTCTCAATTAAAAGTCTGTTTTTCTCTTTTGATGTTAAGCTGTCGTTGTGTAATATAATTTGTCTTTCGTTATCAAGCCTTTTTTATTGTGCAGCAAAAGATTGGCTTTGTAGTTGGCTTAACTCTGTGATAAATCTTTTTGCAGTATCAAATATTTGTTTTTGGGCATCCATAACCAACTTCAAGTCTTCTAATTGCTTGTCTCGGATTGTTGCTCTATCTATAGCGTCTTCTGCTTCTTCTGCTTTAGCTATAACAATATTGAAATAGTCTATTATTTCTTTAAAATAATCAATGACTGGACTGCCTTCAGGTAATTTAGCTACAAGCTCTTCAGCCATTTCTATAGCAGCATTTCTTTGCACTATTAACAGTTCTGATTTGGATTTTGTAGCTGCTTCTTTGGCTTTTTGTGCGTATTTTGCTCTTAGAGCTGCTAGTTTCTTTAAAGCATCCTCTTCGGCAGTGAGTCCACTACCAGCAAACGCTTCGTTAAATAAACCCTTCTCCTCCAACTCTTTCATCCATCCAGCAATTTTAATTTCTCTTTCTTTGGTACTAGCAGCAAATACAGCGTTAATCTCGTCTGTTCTTCTTGTTTTTTCAGTTTTCTGCCACGCTTTATAAGCCTTAGCTTCTTCTTCAGTAAACTGTCCCCTCGACATCCTCAACATTGTTTGTGTCATTTTTATAGCTCCACCGATAGTAGGCAGTAGGGATTCTCTACCCTTTATAACTGTTTTTTCAGCTTGGTCGAAAGCGAACTTGAAAAAATCAGCCGTCTGTTTTCCTGTAGACTCTCTATCGCCTACTGTTAATAAATCTTCATCTCTTATAATTTGAGCTTGAAGTTGGTCTTGATATGTCTTTTGGATTTCTAATTGTATTGCCTGTGCTTTTGCTAATCTTACTAATGATTTTATTTTGTCCTCTATAACAAGCCTTGATGCTTCCGTTAACACTCCTTCGTCAGTAAGTTCAATGTTTAAGTCTTTGTAGTTGTTTTTAAGCTGCTCAATAGTATCAGCCATTTCTTCTTGTGAAATATTACCCCTATCTACAGCACGTAGAAACGTAACTAAATCAGCACCAGCTTTTCCTATAGCATCACCCATAGCATTAGCTTCTCTTTTAAATGAATCTGCTG